GCGAGCAGGCTGATAAGGATGCGATAAATTACATACGCAGAGTAAAGAGACTGCGCGCAAGGCTTGACCTTCCCGAGATGCGCTACGTGAAGATCGAGGGCGGCGGCAGATGGCATTTTCATATAGGGATGACCGGCGGTGTTCCCAGGGAAAAGCTTGAGGAGCTGTGGGGCAGGGGCTATTGTAACGTGAAGCGGCTCGTTCCTAACGATGACGGCTTGGCGGGGCTTGCTACGTATATCGCAAGGCAATTGCCGCTTGACGAGTTCGAGGGCTTTGACCTGTTCTCGGGCTACGTGCTGAACGAGGAGACGGGAGAGCTTGCTGAGTCGGAGCAGGTGAGCCGTAAGAAGGGCAAGCGCCGTTGGTCGGCATCCAAGAACCTCATAAGACCCGAGCCCGAGGTAAGAGAGGGTAAGATATCGCAGGCAAGAGTTGAGGAGCTCTCCACGGTGGATTCCGCCAACCGAGAGGCTTTTGAGGAGATCTATCCCGGTTATGAGTTCGTGAGATGCGAGCCCTACTACAACGGTGATAACGGCGGCTGGTACCTGCACGTGCGGATGCGGCGGCGGCGCGAGAAGAAAGGCAAGAGGGAATAGTGAAGAGTGAAGAGTGAATAGTGAAGAGTGAAGAGTGAAGAGTGAAAAGGTGCGGGAGAGAACGGAATTGAAACGCCGTTCTTTTCGGCGTGGGGTGCCGAGAGTAAAATAAAAGTTAACAGTGAAGAGTGAATAGTGAATAGGTGAAAAGCCCGATTTTTTCGGGATTTTTAGGGGGGGTTTAAATTGAGCCCCTTTTTGTTATATAATTGCGATAAAAGCGTGGTTTTGACGCAGAGAGGAGGCGCGGATATGGCAGAAAAAAAGAATATTGATTGGAACGCGGTAAAAAATCGGTATATTTCCGAGCCTGAGACCTCGTTCCGTTCTCTCGGTGAAGAGTTCGGAATCTCCGCGTCCGCGATTCATCGTCGCGCAAAAGAGGACGGCTGGGCAAAGAAGCGAGAACGGTTTGCGAACGAGCTTGAAACGAAAACGCTTGAAAAGCTGACCGAGGAGAGAGCGCGCGGCGCTGCAAATAGGATAAAGAAGCTCTACGACGCTCAGGATAAGCTCGCTGCCAAGGTTGCGGAGGGCATAAAGAAGGTATCGCCTACAAACACTCTGGCAATAAGACAGCTGGTGTCCTCGCTGAAGGAGTTAAGAGCTATGGAGGGGCTGGCGGTGCCCGATTTCTCGCCTGGGGGAGATGAGGGCGGTGTGGTGCTGCTCTCGGATATAGATCCGCCTCTTACTCCACCGGAGGAAGGGGAAAAAGTGAAGAGTGAAGAGTGAAGAGTGAAGAGTGAAGAGGTAGAAAATGGTTAATGACAACATACTGTGGAAGCCGCAGCCTAAGCAGGAAATATTTATGTCTAGGGCAGAGGATGAGGCTCTGTACGGAGGAGCTGCAGGCGGCGGAAAGAGCGACGCGCTGATTGCCGAGGCTCTTCGTCAGATACATATACCTCATTACAAGGGTATACTTTTCCGTAAAACTTATCCAGAGCTGCGCGAGCTTATAGACAAAAGCTATCTTTTGTATCCCAGGGTCAAAAGGGGAGCGCACTACAACGACTCAAAGCATACCTGGTTTTTCCCGAATGGGGCAAAGATAATTTTCGGCGATATGCACAGGCCTAAGGACCGATTTAAGTATCAGGGTCAAGCCTTTGACTTTATCGGCTTTGACGAGCTGACGCACTTTGAAAAGGTGGAATACGAGTATTTAAAAAGCCGTAACAGACCTAACGGGCCGGGCACAAGGTGCTATATGAGAGCAACGGCTAACCCCGGTGGCATCGGTCACGGCTGGGTAAAGGAGAGATTCGTCTCGCCGGCGCCGCCTCTTTCGACGATGTGGGAGAGGGCGGAGATAAATCTGCCAAGCGGCGGGCGACAGATAGGGTGGAGCTCACGCGTGTTCGTGCCCTCTACGGTATTTGATAATCCCGCGCTGCTTGCAAACGACCCCGGGTATCTTACAAGGCTGGCATCATTGCCGAAGGCGGAGAGGGAGGCTCTCTTATACGGCAATTGGGATAGCTTTACGGGGCAGTATTTCTCAGAGTGGAAGAACGACCCCGAGCATTACCTTGACAGACGGTGGACTCACGTTATCGAGCCCTTTGATATACCCGCGCATTGGAAAATATACCGTTCCTACGACTTCGGCTCCGCTAAGCCCTTTTCCTGCGGCTGGTGGGCGTGCGACGAGGAGGGGATACTCTACAGAATATGCGAGCTTTACGGCTGTACGGGCACACCTAACGAGGGTGTTAAGTGGCCGCCCGACAAGCAATTCAAGGAGATTGCGAGAGTTGAGAGGGAGCATCCCTTGCTGAGGGGTAAGCAGATACTCGGAATTGCCGACCCCTCGATATGGGACTCCAGCCGTGGAGAGAGTATTGCGGCGACGGCGGCTAAAAACAAGATAATATTCACGCCCGGAGATAACGCGCGTATTGCGGGCTGGGCGCAGGTTCATAACCGTATGCAGTTTGACGAAGAGGGATATACCAGGATATATTTCTTCACGACCTGCAGGAGTGCTATAAGGACTATACCCACTCTCGTACATTCCGAGACCTTTGTTGAGGACCTGGATACCACGGGAGAGGACCATTGCCTCGTAGGTGATACTCAGGTGCTTACAGACGAGGGATACAAGTCCTTAGAGAGCCTTGTGGGTACCGAGGGTATGGTAATGTCTCACGATGGCAAATACCACAGGTATCACGATGTACGGCTTACCAGAAAGCAAGCTGACATATATGCCATTGAGTTAGAGGATGGCACAAAGATTTATAGCACCGATGACCACAGATTTATGCTTCCCGGTGGCGAGTGGATACACGCCAAGGATCTGTCGGCAGGTATGGAGGTAAAAACACATGGAAGTACAGATAATCAGCAATACAGTGCAGAAGTTTAACGGCGAATCTTTCTATTTGTGCGGTCGGTATTTTCAACACAAGGGAAAAAGGCTACACAGGAAGGTCTGGGAATATCACAACGGCGAGATACCCAAGGGCTATCACGTTCACCATAAGGATGGAAATAGACGTAACAATGATATTTCTAACCTTATCCTGTTGCAAAGCTCCGATCACTTGAGCGAGCATATGCAGTCTGAAGATAGAAGGGCGACCGCGAAAGACAGTATAAAACATGCAATTAAATCAGCTCCGGCGTGGCATCGTAGCGAGGCGGGAAAGGAGTGGCACTCAGCACACAGTAAAAAATCTTGGGAAATGCGGACAGCTAAAAGATATGTTTGCTCTTATTGCAAGAAAGAATTTTATACCAAGAACAGCTATGGCAAAAAAACAAATCATTTTTGCTCAAACAACTGCAAATCAGCATATCGTAGGGAATTGGGCGTTGACAATATAGAGCGCATCTGTCCCGTTTGCGGCAAAACCTTTGTAATAAGCCGTTATAGCAAAAACATTACTTGCAGTAGTGAATGTGCAAGAAAAAGGCGGTGGGGCAGATGAAGGTAAAGAGTATAACCTACGCAGGTAAAGCCGATGTGTATAACATGGAGGTTGAAGATACCCACAGCTTTGTCATTCAGGGCGGCGTGATTGCTCATAACTGCGCCGACGAGGTGAGATATATGTGTATGGCGCGGCCTGTTCCCGCACTGCGCCGCGTTGCAAACGAGGCGAGGGTTATGTATGACCCGCTTGATATGATAAACAAGAGTAGGAGAAGGACGTAATGAACGTAAGAAGAGAAGACGTAAGCCTTGGGCCTGTGCTTGCCCGGGCTATGAATATGCAAACGGAGCGCCCCGATGCCGCCGAAGGTCTTGGCGCCGAGAGGGAGGAGCCCCTCCTCACAAGGCAGGCAAGAGACAGGGAGGAAGGGCTGCCCGTCGGCACCGATCAGGTTAAATATGCTGAGAGGGAGCTTGCGGAATACAAGGCTCAGAAGGCGAATTTTGATGCTCACGTGGTAGCCGCCGAGGAGTGGTGGCGTATGCGCCATTGGGATGAGATCGAGGGAGGAAAGCCGAGAGTCGAGAGCGATGAGGATATAGAGCCGAAGTCCGCGTGGCTGCTCTCCAATATAGAGAGTAAGCATGCCGACTATATGGATGCTATACCTACGGTTGCGGTGCTGCCCCGAGAGCGTGAGGACGAGAGAGCCGCGAAGATGCTCTCCCAGGTGCTGCCCGTAATCCTGGAGCAAAACGATTTCGTAGATATTTACCACGACGTAACGCAGGCGAAGGTCAAGCACGGCACGGGAATATATCACGTATATTGGGACCCCGACAAGCTCCGCGGCATAGGCGATATCGGAATAAAAGAGGTTGACTGCCTTAATCTTTTCTGGGAGGGTGGAGTTGACGATATTCAGGACTCCGAAAACCTTTTCTACGTTACGAAGATATCGCGCTCGGCGTTGCTTGATGCTTATCCCGAGCTTGCTGACAGACTCCGCGGCGGTGCTCTCTCGGGTACGGTTGAGGAGTACGCAAGCGACGACTACGTAGATGCCTCCGGCAAGGTTGAGGTGGTGGATTGGTACTACAAGAAGGCGGGAGTGCTGCATCTCTGTAAGTTCGCCGAGGGGGTTGTGCTTTCTGCTACCGAGAACGAGCCCGAGGCTTATCCTCGCGGAATATACGCCCACGGAGAGTATCCCTTCTATTTCGACGTTTACTACAGCATCAAGGGCTCGCCTGCGGGCTTTGGACTTATTGACACGGAAAAGTCGGAGCAGGAGTTTATGGACCGCACGAAGCGCGCTATGCTTCGCAACGTCCTCGGCTCCTCAAGGTCAAAGACCTATATAGGCGAATCGGCAGGAGTCAACGAAAAGGACGTTGCAGACCCTAACGTGGAAATAGTTAAGTTTTCGGGCTCTCTTGACGATAGTAACTTCCGCACGGTGCAGCCGTCGGCGAACGCGGAAACGTATATGAACGTTATGAGCCAGATGGTTAACCATATGAAGGAGACCTCGGGTAATCACGACGTTACGACGGGCAACGCGCCCTCCGGTGTGACTGCCGCCTCCGCTATTGCAGCACTCCAGGAGCAGGCGGGCAAGACGTCGCGCTCCGCCATAAGCGATTCCTACAGGGTGTTCGTGCGGGTTGCGCGGTGCATTATAGAGCTTATACGTGAATTCTACACGTTGCCTCGCACCTTCAGAATAACGGGCGAGGGCGGCGCGAGCGAGTACGTTCAGATATCCAGGCAGGATATGGCTAACCGCCGGGTGATGAGGACCGACGGGGAGCCTATCGAGTTTGAGCCTATATACGACGTTGCTGTATCGGCGCAGAAGGCTTCCGCTTATTCCGCTATGGCGCAGAACGAGCTGGCGCTGCAGTTCTACAATGCCGGCTTCTTTGAGCCTGCGAGGGCGGATGCGTCGCTTGCGGTGCTTGAGATGATGGATTTCCGCGACAAGGACAAGATGAGGCAGCTTATTAACCGTAACGGCACGATGTACGAGATGGTTAAGGTACTCTCGGAGAGACTCAGGGCAGCGGAGAGCCTGCTTGGCTTACAGCAGAGAGGCGGCGTGACGGCGAAAGCAGTCACAGCCCCGGCGGAAGATGCCGAGATGCCCGAGCAGAACAAGGAGGGTGTCGTGGCCGAGGAGTCCCACGTTACCAAAAAGGCGAGGGCGAGAAGCGCGGAGACTACGTTACCGAGGTAGGAGTGAAAAGTGAAGAGTGAAAAGTGAAGAGGTGAAGAAATGATACAGGTTTATTTTACTGATGCGGGGGGAGAGCTTCGCGTGGATATGCTCGGACACGGTGACCTCGGAAATATGGAGGGACTCGACGTTATGTGCGCGGCGGCTACGACTCTTGCCAATACTCTCGCTATAAGTGTAATGACTATGGATGAGGGTGGGTGTCTCGAGGAGGAGGCGACCATATACATAGGAGACGATGCGGAGGGAAAGGCAAGAATACTCTGCAAGCCTAAGCCCCAATGCTACAGCGTATTAAAAACGGTTTACGCTACGGTTGTCAACGGCTTTATAATGCTGTCGAGGATATATCCCGAGCACGTGGAGCTTGTGACGGAGTAGGGAAAAGGTAATAGTGAAAAGTGAATAGTGAAAAGTGAATAGTGAAAAGGTAAAAAGCCCGATTTTTCGGGCTTTTTTAGGGGGGTTTTTTTCGGGCTTTTTTTGTTGTAGAATATAACCGACAGAAGCCGAGAGGGAGCTCTCGGACTGTGATAGCTTCAAGTGGAGTCGCCCGCCATACGGGCAGAAAGGAGTATTATGGAAATCTTGAAGAAAAAACTTATCAGGCTACCTCTTCAGTTCTTTGCGGAAGGAGCTGAGGGAGGCGCAGACGGCGAAGGCGCTGAGTCTGGTACAGAGAATTCGGCTGACATGGATATGTTCATGGCGCGAATGGAGCAGAAATACGGTATTACCGACGGTGTGGCAAGTGCACAGGCTGCAGAGGCGGTAAGAGCCGAGGGGAGCGTCGCTCACTCCGAGGAAGCCGGCAACGCGGGAGCAGATGACGAGGGTGCAGCTGCTGCAGAGCCGACAGAGCCAACCGCGGATACGAGGACTCCCGAGGAGGAGTTCGACGAGCTTATCAGGTCGGATAAGTTCAAGGGGGTATTTAGCAAGAGAGTATCTGATATCGTACAGGACCGCTACAAGGCGCAAGCCGACGCTAAGACGGAGGCAGACAAGCACAAGGCGGACGCAGACAGATACCGCGCGGCCCTTGGCGCCTTTGCTTCAAAGTACGGTAAGAGCGCTGACGATACCGAGGGTATACTTGCCGCTATTGCCGCCGACGATTCTCTTCTTGAGGCAGAGGCTTACAAGAAGGGGACGAGTGTAGAATCGCTGAGAGAATCAAGGAAGCAGGCAGACGAGCTGACCCGCACTAAGGGAGAGCTCGAGACCCTCAGAGCAAGGCTTGATGCGGAGGAAAAGGATAAGGCGCTCCGCGCTGATGCTGCCAGGTGGGCAACTGAGGCAAAAGAGACTGTGAAGCTATATCCCGACTTCGATATTAAGACAGAGCTTCAGAACCCCGAATTTATGAAGTACCTGCAGAGAGACAAGATGTCAGTAACGCAGGCTTACCGACACGCGCACCTTGACGAGATTATGGCGAAAGAGGCATCGGCTATCGAAAGACAGGCCGAGCAGAACGCCGCCAAGGCTGTGCAGAAAAACCAAGCACGTATCCGCGAGGGAGCAAGCGCGGCAAGAAAGGGCCAGAGCACTCCCAAGATAGACGTCCGCAATATGACGGAAGCAGACTATGCCAGAATAGAAGATATGCTGGAGCGCGGA